CTTCCTAAAGGTGTTATGCATATTGACTTAGATAGGGGTTTTAAAGACTTTGTAACCAATAACCTATCAATAAGTCTTGACGGTGAAAAAGTACCTGTTTTTATGATGGGTATACAAAAATGGAACGAGTTTTCTCAAACCTGGAAATTTTCAGATGAATATAAAAATCTTAAAATACCTTTTATAAACATTGTTAGGAATCCAGACACAAAATACGGTACAAACCCTTCTTTGATTTATAACATACCAACTGGTAAACATTACACATATGCGGAAGTCCCAACTTGGGATGGTAATAAAATGGGTGTTGATGTTTATAAAATACCTCAACCAATACCTGTTGATATAACTTACGATGTTAGAATTTTTTCTTATAGACAACAAGAGCTTAATAAGTTTAACGCCACGGTTTTAAAGAATTTTCAAAGCAGACAAGCTTATACTGTGGTTAATGGACATTATATTCCAATTGTTTTAGAAGATTCTTCAGATGAAAGTCAAGTGACTGATCTTAATAATAAAAGGTTTTACGTGCAATTGTACAATTTTAATTTGCAAGGGTTTATATCGGATCCAGAAGATTATATTGTGACACCAGCGATTAGCAGAACTTTTACAATAACTGAAAATATTTAAAAATAAAGAAAGAATTTTAAAAATGAACGGATATTATGGTTTTTTGGTAAAAAATCTGATATTTATGAATAAGATAAAATTAAATAAATAAAATTAACTAAATATGGCAAACAAAGTTTATGCATCTCCAGGTGTCTACACAACCGAAAAAGATTTAACATTCACAACTGAAACAGTTGGTGTTACAACATTAGGTGTAGTGGGTGAAACCTTAAAGGGTCCAGCGTTCCAACCAATATTCATCAGAAATTTCGATGAATTTAAGACTACTTTTGGTGGTACTAATCCAGAAAAATTTAAAAATACACAAATCGTTAAGTACGAATTACCGTACATAGCAAAGCAGTATTTAACGCAATCAAACCAATTGTATGTTACAAGACTTTTAGGTTTATCTGGCTATGAGGCGGGTATGGCTTGGGTTATTAAGACATTGGGTGCATGCGATGAGTCAACTTTATCCCACACTGGTGTTACTCAAACAACAATTAATTTCAAAGTTGATACTAATAACAATGATTTCTATGTTACTGGTGGTTCTGGTAATACGGATTTGATTGATTATATCGCAAACTTAACTGGTGTTGCCGCAACTGATTTTGATACAGTATTTAATCAATTCTTTACAACAATTGGTGGTTTTAACAACGCTGATTTCTACGCTGGTAACGCTTTATATTGGGGTCTTTTGACAGACGATATGGACACTGATTTAGTGACTGATGCAGCTACAAACGCTTTAACACCAATCTATTTTGACGCATACGAATTACCTTTCACAGTTCCAAATTCTGATAGAGATGCTTATGTGTTAAATAACGAATTAATATACAACACTGCAACTGAAACATATAATGGACCTTCATTTGCTTTATATTGCCACACATTTACATCGGCTGGTGCGCATACACTTAATGGTAAATTAGAGTTATTTACTGTTAATTTAACAGCTGATCCTTTCCAAGAAGGTCACAACAAAAATGTTGCTACTGTAAGAAGTAGAGGTACTTACACTTCAGATGTATTAGGTTACAGAGTTAATTCATTGGACATGGTTGCTCCAGCTGGTGTTGTTAGCGACCCTTATTTAGCATTTGACTTAACTGGTACAACAGCTAACCCAACTGGTAGCACATTTACATACACGGTTTCTTTAGATAGCACAAAATCTAACTACATTAAAAAAGTAATCGGTACAACCCCAAGTGATAAAGATTCTCAAATCTTTGTTGAAGAGGTTTACGATAATTCATTAAAATTAGGATGGTTAAGTGGTAAAATTAAAGGTTTATATAGTGAATTAACATCAGTTAATAATTGGGATCACTACAGATTCCAGTACCAATCACCAGTTACACCTTTCTTCGTATCTGAATTAAGAGGTGGTTTACCACAAAGATTGTTCAGATTAATTTCAATTTCTGACGGTACAAGTGCAAACACTGAGATTAAAGCTTCAATCGCTAATGTTGACTTATCTAAGAAAACTTTTGATATCTACATTAGATCATTTAGTGATACAGATAGAGCGGTATCAATACTTGAAAGATTTGTTGATTGTACAATGGATGAATCATTAGATAATTTCGTTGGTAGAAAAATCGGTACTATCGATAACAAATACCCACTTAAGAGTTCTTATGTTGTTCTTGAAATGGCTGTAAACGCACCAACTGATGGTGTACCAGCTGGTTTTGAGGGTTACGAATTTAGAACAAATGGTGTTTCTGGTTACACAGCAACAGCTGTTCCTGAAATACCTTATAAATTAAAATACTACGCTCCTGGCGATACAATTTACAACCCACCATTTGCTAACGCAACAGTTTCTAGTGGTGATAGAGTAACTAAAAACTATTTAGGTTTCTCAAGCCAATTCGGATTTGACAAAGACCTATTATTGTTTAAAGGTAAAATTAGTATCTTAGGTGATAATGCTTATAACACTGGTGATGACTATTCAACAAAAACAAAAGGTTTCCACATGGACATCAATGCAAGTAGCATTGTTGACTCTGTGACTGGAGAACAAGTTTTTGCGGTTGGTGTTGCTTCATTCGTTGACCCAATTGTGGTTGATGGTACAACAACTCACCCTTATAATAACATGAGAACAAGAAAATTCACAGCTTTATTTGCTGGTGGTTTTGACGGTTGGGATGCTTATAGAGTTAACAGAACAAATACAGATGAATACAAAATCGGTAGAACTGGTTTCGTAGCTGGTACATTCGATACATTCACAAACGTTGAGTACGCTGAGTTGTTTGGTACTTCTGACTACTACGCTACAATGTACGGTATCAGAACATTCCAAAACCCAGAAGAAACCGCTATCAACATCTTAGCAACACCTGGTATTGACGTGTTAAACAACACTGACTTGGTTAGAGATGCAATTGAGGTTGTTGAAGAAAAGAGATTGGATGCAATTTACTTACCAACATTACCTGATATCAAGTTGTTAAACAATAACAACCCTTCGGATACTGAAAATTGGTACTTTGCTGAAGATATCGTTGATGAATTAGAAAACACTGATATTGACTCTAACTACACTGCGGTTTACTACCCTTGGATTCAAATCACAGACACAGACAATAACGCAAACTTATTTATACCACCTACTGCTGAGGTAGTAAGAAACATGGCTTATACTGATAACGTAGCGTTCCCTTGGTTTGCAACTGCTGGTTACAATAGAGGTTTAGTGAAATGTAATAGAGCTCGTATCGTTCTTGATCAAGAAGCAAGAGACATCTTATATCCAGGTAGAATTAACCCATTAGCGACTTATTCAGACGTTGGGGTTGTTATCTGGGGTAACAGAAACTTGCAAGTTAAATCAAGCGCTCTTGATAGACTTAACATCAGAAGATTGTTGTTACAAGCAAGAAGATTGATCATGAGTGTGTCTAAGAGATTGTTATTCGATCCAAACGATACTACAGTTAGAAACCAATTCTTGTCTTTGGTTAACCCAATCTTGGATAACATTAGAAAAGAAAGAGGTTTAACAGACTTTAGAGTTAGCGTTGCGATGGACATTGAAGATAACGATAGAAATACTTTAAAAGGTAAAATCTTTATCAAACCAACACCTACTTTAGAATTCATTGAACTTGAATTTACAGTAACTCCACAAAACGTATCATTTGATAACATATAATAAAACTGGGGGTGCCTTAATAGTACCCCCATATTTTTTACCGTAGGTGGTTTTCCGTCAGCGGTTAAAAAGAAAGTAACAAAGAAAAATAAATATATAGTACATATATAGAATAGAATATAATTAGTATTATATTATAGTACTATAAGAATAGAGTACCTTGGTTAAGACCCTTAACAAAAATAAGATAAAAAACGGCAAAAGTCAAGTATTTTGAAATATTTTTTTAAAAAGGTGTACAAAAGCAAAAACAAAGATATTTATTAATAAACAATAAAACAAAATTAAATAAAGAAAAAATATGGCTAACTTATTAATGAAAATGCCTGTTCCTTACGAACCAAAAAGAAAGAACAGGTTTATTTTAAGATTCCCAAGCTCACTTGGTATTAACGAGTGGTTTGTAATCTCTACGTCAAGACCAAAAATTGCAATAAACGAAGTTGAGATTCCATTCTTAAATACTTCTACATGGGTAGCTGGTAGATTTACTTGGGATGCAATTGATGTTACGTTTAAAGACCCAATTGGTCCTTCAGCTGCACAAGCATTAATGGAATGGGTTCGTTTGCATGCTGAATCAGTAACAGGAAGAATGGGTTATGCTGCTGGTTATAAAAAAGATATTGAATTAGAAATGCTTGATCCAACAGGTGTTGTTGTAGAAAAATGGATCCTTCAAGGTACATTTATGACCAACGTTGACTTTGGATCGTTAGAATACAGCGATGACGAAATCGCAGATATCACCGCAACATTGAGAATGGACCGTTGTATATTGGTTTACTAAGATTTGCAATTACTTTTTACAAAGAGGGGACGCTATGCGACCCCTTTTTTTTTATCCATTAAGCAATTTACTGTGTTTACCAACAAAAGTGTTAATTTTCTCCATTAACACGGTTTGAGTTTCCAACTCATGTTCCCAAATGACCATTAAGGTGTATGCGGGGTCAAATTTGACGATTTTAACCTTGTACTGATCATTCTTTAAGTTTCTTCTTTGGAAGGCGTATTTTGGCTCTGGATTGTGTTTCTTACAACAATGAAAAAAACAACCATGAGTTTCAACCAAAATGTTATGTTCAGTCAATAAAAAATCAAATTCTCGTTTTTTAAAGACAAAATGTTGTTCAAACTTTATGTTCAAACTCGTAAGTATTTCAGCGAAAGATACTTCAAGGTTTGAGGTACCACCCATTTTTTTAAATAATTTCCCAATTTTTCTTTTCTTTTTGGTCATATG